TAATCCAAATAAAGAAGATGCTGCTTGGTGGGCCGAGCAAGGGCCACAGTGGGTAGATAACTACATCTCTTGGCGTAAGAGCAATAAGAATTGGAAAATTTGGAAAACCCCTCAAGGGGCTAGAGCAATTGAAATAGAACTCAATCCTGTCATCGCAGACGTGCCTGTGAAGATGGTGATTGACCGTGTCTTTGAGGTTGATGGTGAACTTGTTATCGTTGACCTTAAGACATCAGCGCGTAGACCAACATCTGACCTACAACTTGGCTTCTACAAAGTCGGGCTAGAGATGATGCTTGGCGTAAAAGTCAATCAAGGAAACTACTGGATGTCCAGAGATTCTGGGACAGGAGAGATGATTGACCTAAGTAGATATACCGTAGATATGCTCGAATACTTAGTGTCGGGCTTTGATAAGGCTCGCAAGGCTGGTATATTTCTTCCTAACCTATCCAGTTGCAATTTCTGTGGACTCACAGAGCATTGCACATTTACGAAAGAGAATAAATGAACAACGACGATTGGAAGATTCAAGTCTCCATCAAATCATCAGCATCTAAGGATGCAGATATGATTAACGTCCGTGCTAATACTGCTGATGAACTCAGTGTATTACTTGAGGGCGTATCTAATTACTCAACACAAATAGCAGCAACTGCTAAGATGGTTCAGGCAGCGTATACAACACTCCCTTTAGTGACGCCGCCTTCAATTCCAGACACGCAGCCACCAGTCTCCTCCGTACCAGACCAGGCAAAGCAAGCATCCCCTACTTGTATTCACGGACCGCGGGTGTGGAAAAGTGGCATAAGTAAAGCGTCAGGAAAGCCATATGCATTTTGGTCTTGCTCACAACCAATGGGCGCGACTCAATGCAAACCAGTTAGTTAATAACCTATAAGAATTGAAACCACTTGCTATTCGGGGAAGGTGGTAGGTGGTTTCAACTTAAGACAGGAGCAAGATGAAAACATTAGCAAGGTCAGTTGGTAGAACTGATATAGGCGGAGAGCCATTGCCCTCTGTCTTTAAAGCATTTGAAACTAATAAGATTATATTTCGTAGGGCAGAAGTATCAATGATGGCGGGAACGCCAGGTGTAGGTAAGTCAACACTAGCCCTAGGTTTAGCACTTAAGATGAAAGTTCCATCCCTTTACATCTCAGCAGATACCAATGCACATACTATGGCTATGCGCCTAGCATCAATGATTAGTGGTAAGAATCAAACTGACGTTGAGTATCTATTACAAAATGACTTAGGTTGGACTAGGGCTACCCTTGCTAAAGGTAGTCACATTGTATGGTCATTTGAATCTAGCCCTAGCCTTGTCGATATTGATGAAGAGGTTCAGGCATTTGAAGAACTATGGGGCTGTCCTCCTGTGGCTATCTTTGTAGATAACCTGATGGATGTAGCCACTGACGGGGGCGAAGAGTTCGCCTCTATGAGAGCGATTATGAAGGAGTTGAAGTACCTTGCTAGAGCGACTAACGCTGCGATTATCGTACTACATCATACATCGGAGGCTGTGGAAGGCAAACCGTGCCAGCCAAGGTCTGCTCTCCAAGGAAAGGTTGCTCAACTCCCAGCGCTTATCTGCACTCTCGGCGTTGTCGGAACTGCAATGGCTGTTGCGCCTGTCAAAAACCGCTACGGTAGGGCAGATGCAAATGCAAATCTTAACGCGTGGTTAGCATTTAACCCTGAGTATATGTATATTGAAGACATCCCCGAGAACGCATAGGAGCGATTATGGATGATGATTATTTAGAAATACACGCCAAGGAGATGGCACAGTCTGAATATTACAGACATCTCGCTAAGTGCATACAAAAGATTGAAGAGGCTAAGCCTGCAATCAAAGATGACTATACTCAAGGTGTCCAAGATGGACTAGGATGGGCTATACGAATACTAGAAAAGGATAAAAGTGCTTACTAAATCAGTTAACAAAAGACTAACTAATCGCTTATGGGTTAACGCAGGGTTCTCTTTCAACAGAGTTGCTTTGGGTATTTCTTTAAATCGCAACTTCTTTGATATAGATTTGGTTTTTATCTATATTGGATTTGAATGGTATTATGGCAAACATAACGTGTAAACGTTGTGGTATGTTTAACGATGAAAGCGAAATAGTGTGGAGCAGACATCGTGACTATGAACCTTGGTGTATACCCTGTGTAGAGGAACAAGAAAATGGCTAACCCTAATGGGCGCAAGGGCGCTCAGTTTGAAACCGATGTGATGAAATGGTTCAGGGCTATGGGTGCTATATGCGAACGACTCACTAAGACTGGGGCCAAAGATGAGGGCGACCTTGTCGCTATCGTTGCTGGCAAGACATACATCTTAGAACTTAAGAACCGAAAGAAGATTGACCTACCTGCCTTCTGGGACGAGGCTCAGGTAGAAACAAAGAACTATGCGAAGGCTCGCGGTCTTAAGACAGAACCACCTGCCTTCGTTATAGTTAAACGGCGCAACGCAGGCATAGAGAAGGCTTGGGTCATACAGGATTTGGAACAATGGCTAGACGAGAGGCAGTAAATGACTTACCTAGTATCGCAGAAATACTCCGTCACTATGGAGCAAGTCTTCGAGCAACCCACGGGCAAGTTAATCTCCGTTGTCCTTTCCACTCAGACACTCACCAAAGCGGTACAGCCAACCTCGACAAAAATATATTCATCTGTTTTGCCTGCGGAGTGCAGGGAAACAGTTTACAAATAGTAGCCAGACAGGAGAATGTGAACATCAATGAAGCAAAGCGCATTGCAGAAGGAATTGCTGGGACGAGCAGTGGACAGATACGCGGCAAGCATTTATCAGGCGGAAGATTACCTCAAAAGCAGAGGCATTCCAATGGAGACAGCACGGCTGGCGCGATTAGGCGTAGTCGTAGAGGCTGAAGTTGGACACGAAGCATACCAAGGAAGGTTAAGTATCCCTTATGTTACTAAGACTGGCGTTGTGGATTTACGGTTCCGTTCGCTCAATCCTGCAGTGGAGCCTAAGTATATGGGACTCACTGGCGCTGATACTAAAATGTACAATGTTCTTGACATTGAGCGTGCAGGTGATTTTATTGGTGTATGTGAAGGCGAGTTGGATACTCTTACTATGTCTTCCTGTGTCGGTATTCCTTGTATTGGTGTTCCAGGCGCGAATAGTTGGAAGAAACATTACACGAGACTCCTTGCCGATTTCGAGCGAGTCTATGTCTTTGCTGACGGGGACCAGCCAGGAAAAGAATTTGCTACCAGCCTCGCCCGAGAACTACCAGTTACTATCGTCCAATTCCCAGACGGAGAAGATGTTAACTCGTTCTATATTTCAAACGGGGCGGAAGCAATTAGACAGAAGATACACTGATGGATGAGGAAGACCTATATTGTGACGGATGTGGGGAGCATTTCGATAACTCTTTTGAAATGGTAGACCATCACCTAGAAGATGGGGATGAGTTCGACCCAGCGATAGTCCTGCCCAATGGGGTCAGACTCCTAGTTGGTAGCCTACTTAGGTTTATCTATGAACACGCGGAACAACCAGAGCAAATCAGACAAATAACACAATCCACATATGTTACACTTTACGCTGCTGAATCTAACAGTGAAGTCTTGGATGAACTTATTGAGGAAGTTGTGGTTGGTTCCGAAATGTTGAAGTTTGATTCAAGTCTTAAGACACTACTAGATGAAAGCAAACCTAATGAAACTGACGAAAGCGGAGCGTGAGGAAGTATGGCAGATTACAGAGCACCTAACAGGGATGGGTTATCAGATTACGCAAATAGAATCAAAGAAGGGGACTCTCACTCTAACAATAACAATCCCCCTGCTTTCGTCCAAAATGTAGAAGAGACTTTCAATGAACTCAAAATATTACTATTACAAAAACACTTTGATTACGGTCCGAAGAACATTAGCGAATCACCAGGTGGACCTATCAATGGACTGCGAGTTCGTATGTGGGACAAACTTGCCCGCATTAACAACCTCGTCGATAAAGGAATCTATAATCCACAATACGAGTCGCTCGAAGACTCCTTCAAAGACTTGGCTAACTACGCCATCATCGGTCTTCTAGTCTTAAGACAGCAATGGGAAACTGAAAAGTGATAGTTAATTTAAGTAAAGATGAAGTAAGAGTCTGCACTTTACTAGCAGTAGAGCGTTGGCTTACTAAGTTTGGGTCAGTAGATAGACCTAACTACGCCGAGGGTAAAAGACTTGGCAAGTTGGAGCCTGAGATTAATGCCAATATTAGAGCCAATGTGGCTGAGTGGGCAGTGGCTAGGCTATACAACCTTCAATGGTCTGTGCCTTGGTATCCAAATGAACTGCACGGACAGCGCAAAGACATTCCTGATGTAGGTAATCTTGAGATAAGAACTGTGCGCACACAAGATTCGATTCCCTTCTGGCAAAAAGACGCAGGTAAAACTATTGTCGGCGTCAAGGTTTTAGATGAAGAGTATTACTCTCAAGTAGAAATCTATGGTTCGTTTAAAGCAGATGATTATATGGATGATATGTATTACAGGTCAGATATTACTGGCTGGCGTGTCCCAATTGAACACATAAAAGATTAGGAACTTATGAGAGAGCCCGAACTATTCGAGTGGTTGAAAGATAATTTATATCCTGACCTATCTCGTTCCGAGTCTGAGTTTGATGGCTTCGACTGTAAATCAGATGAGAAGAAATTATTTATAGAACTTAAGTCACGAAACACTCACTACGATGAACTGCTTATTGAGAAATATAAGTTTGATTTTCTTGTCACTGAGGCGGGGAAGTTATCTTACGCCCCTTGCTATGTGAATTACACCCCGCAAGGGGTATATTTTTTTGACCTTGATTCCATACTTAAGAATGAATTCGATATGAAGTGGCAAGACAAATGGCTTCCCGTCACAACCGAATTCCAAAACACCAACAACCGAATGAAGAAAGTCGGTATGTTAGATATCAAATGGGGAACTAAATTACTATGAACTGGGAACGCATTGAACCTTGGCAGTATGTAGTGGATGCTGTCGCTTTAGAATACTCTCGCAAGTTTGAGATGGTAGAACTTGATGACTTAAGACAGAGTTTGTATCAATGGTTTGCTGAGCACCCTAATAAGTTAGATGAGTGGGAAGCAATTGGTGAGAAGGATGCTAAGAATTTAATATATCGTAGCCTTAGGAATCAGGCTTTAGATTACTGCCAAAGATGGAAGGCTAAGTCTGTTGGCTATGACATCTCTGACCTTTACTACTACGCCCCTGAGGTAGTCGAGGCGTTGATGCCTCCTGTCTTAAGAGGTGAGTTTAATTCAACTCATAAGTTTAATCTGAGTAGAACTGGTCGCCCCTCTGCGCCCGCTGAAGGTGGCAACTTGGTAGCGATGATGGTAGAAATTGATTATGTTTATTGGAAGTTAGGTAAGGAAGATAGAAAGATTTTGTTTATGCGCCACGCTGAGTCGTTAGACTTTAAAGAAATCGCTAACCTATTTAATCTCGGCTCTGAAGATGCTGCTCGTATGAGGCATAAGCGTGCGGTCAATAGACTCATCAGAAAAATTGGTGGCTTTAAACCATTCCCTGATTATGACTTGCCAGATAAAGAAGAAGAAGAACCTGAGGTTGTATCTGAGGTAGAACCGACCCTTGAAGATTAGTTTTGGTTATCTGTTTTATAGAATCCACTGCCCTTGAATTGGATATTAGGAGCAGACCATACTCGCTTCATAGTTCGATAACATACTGGGCACTCTGGCCCAACCTCAAAATGAATCTGCGTTTCTTGATACGCTGAGCACTCTTCACATCTGAACTCATACCTTGGCATTACATCTCCTCGTCTATTGGTGTCGGCGCGGTAGCCAATGCTCCGCACGATTTACATTCTTGTCTTAAGTCATACCAACTTACTTCACGACTCTCTTCGTCCCACATAACTGTAATCTTCCACATCTTACTGCCACAAATACATACTGTTGTCGGTGTGCCTTGTAAGTCTAGCATCAATAATTATTATGTCTTAAGTGGAATTTCATTGCTTTACAGGGCGTTCCATATCTTGTTTGGATATACTTGTAGGTGTGTAGGATTTGAATTGCGGGGTCCTTGCTAGTTTCCTTAAGCCTTTGCCCAATACCAAATGCCGATGAACCCTGCCTGTTCTTTGCGAGGTGGTCATAACGAGCCTCTTTAGTAAAGATATAATCAAGACATCTCCATTCCATATCTTTCCAGCCATATCCTACCCACGCGTAGCGTTTTGCTAGGGCTTTATTTGCCCTCTTTTCTTCCATTGTTGCCTGATTTCTTTCTTCGATTATCGGCGTTCCGTTTTTGAGTAAGGGCTGGAGTAGGGGTGGCGCACTCGCTATGAGTATCACGCCAGCCACCACACCCACCGCAAGGGGGTTTGTTTTCATTACGCAATTCTACCAACTTTCTTTCTAACTTGCGCTGTTATCTGCCTCTCGCTCTGAATTAACTTTAAGTTCATAGGTTTCTTAGCCATAGTCCTGCGCTCAAATGCTGTTAGCCCGCCCCATATGGAGCCGAGGTGTAAGTTCTCATCTTCTAATCCTTGCTTAAGACATAACTCTCGAACAGGGCATTGATTACATATTGATATGGCCTCAGCCATTCTTAGAACTTGGAGTTTCTTTTGGTCTTCTATTTTGTAGAAGTTATACCACCATAATTCAGGGTCAGGGTGATTACCGCAAGAGGCTTGCTCGTGCCAGTTAGGAGGGACAGCGTAGGAACCTTGTAGCATTACGACACTGTCCTTAGGTCGCGCCTTAGTTCTATGATAGATGAGGCTTTGCCATACTCGATATCCTCATTGACTAGCACCGAGAAATCTTGATGTTCATAAAGCCACTCGTCTTGTTCTTCTGTCTTAAGACTTTCCCAGTTATCAGGAAGAGGAACCTTAGTTGATACATCGATTATGCGAACGCCTTTTAATTCGTAAGTTATCCTATGCGTTTTCATTTTCCAGTTCCTTCTCTGCTAGGTCTGCTAGATAGGAATCAACTGCTTCCTCGGCCCTTGTTTCCTTGTAAAGTTGAACCTCTGCGTCAATGAATATATCTTGAATGCGGTCTTTAAATAGGGCTAGTAAGTCTTCCTCGTCCCATATCTCTACCGCTTTGCGCCATAGGTCGGCCTTCATTTCTTTGTATTCTGAACCGAGAACAAACCCCATCACCTCTTGCTCAGGTGTATAACGATTATTTATATACTCGATTAGTTGCTTTGCTTTCATTTCCTTGCTCCTGTCTTTAGTAGTTTCTTCTTTAGGTCTCTGATTACTATTGCTATCCACCACGACAGAACTGCTACGCCAAATAAGATTAGCGTATAGAGAGCCATCTGTAGTAGTGCGAATATACCGCCTAAGTGTAGGCCCGTCAAGATTTCTTTAAAGGTTTCCATTTAGTTCATCTCCTTATCACACTTTAGGCAGACTTGATACTCTACCGTTTCTCCATTAGTCATTACTCCAACATATTCGGTCTGCGCCTTATCATCACACCAAGCACATAGACCTTCTTTTGTTCCCCATACTTTGTCCATTATTTTTTCTCCTGTCTTAAGATATAACTGTGCGCACACTTTGCTAAGGGTGCTAGGCAGTCGCCACATATA